CCTTTAGCATTCAATCCACCTTTAGGATTCTTACCTTCTTTACGTTGCCATGCGGGTGACTTTGCCATTATACTTTTCTAGCTAGTTTTTTATTTATTTTTTTCTGTACACCTTCGGGTAATTTAGAAAAGCCTTTATATTTTTTCTTCATACCAGTAGGTTTTTTTTTCATGTTAGTTTTTTTCATTCCGTACATTAGCTATATCTCCTATATTGTTTTGTTTTCTTTGCAATATTTTTTGGTTGTTTCACAAACTGTTTTCCCTTCTTTGTTCCTTGCCGTTTTGCTTTTGTCGTTGCCGCATACTCCGCAGACGATAGACTCTTGATAGCTTTCTCTGGCAAATATCTTTCCCCAGTTTGGGAAGATTTCTTCCCAGATTTCGTTCTCCACTTTTGCTTTCCCCATGCTTTCAAACTCCTTTGACTTTTTGCAAGTGCCATTATATTTTTCTCCTCTTAGGCTCTCTTTTTTTTGCCATAAGATTTCATTTCTTTAACATGTTTTTCAATAACTTTACTTTGTCTTTTGTGTAAAGCAGATGCTTTCTTTAATGCTTTAGCAACTTTCTTAATTTTTTTAACCATTACTTGTATCCCCCTCCTGCAGCTTTATATTTTTTAGCTAACATCTGTGCTTTTCTAGCTGACCATTGTCCAGGTCTACCACCTTTAGAACTAGCCATTACGGAATTAAATAATCTTTTTCTCATTCCAGGTTTAGTATAATTGCCAGCTTTATTTACTGTGCTCTTTTTATTTGTCATCATCTTCCTCTAAGTTTCTCAACTTATAATCATAACTACCTTCTTCATGCTCATCAGTTATCCATTTAGCTGAGTTTTCTACTGAATATATTTTACTGCTTACTAATCTATTAATTAAGTTTTTGTTTGGGTCAACACCCATAGAAGCATCAAACATTTTAAGTCTATTGTTTGGCTGTATTGCATAGTTTCCATCTTCTAATGCAAGCACATGGCCACATTTATGTTGGTCTGGTTTCTCTGCATAACCAAAATTTAATTCATTAAAGTCTCCTGCACACCAATCTATTGTAAATAAATATTTACCTTTACGTTTTACTTTACGTCTAGATGTGTATTGCATAGTAGCACCAGCTAGTTCATAAAAAGTTGTAACACTTACATTATAACTAAAACAATCCCACATTACTAACTCATCTAATGGTAATTCTTTTACCCCAGGTTTAGCACAGAAAGCTGATATAGGTGCTCTCCACCATAGACCGCCATCTTCCATTAAGAAATGAAACATAGGTACTCTGTTTGGAATAGAACTAAAACCAAATACTCCTACCTCAAAATATTTATCGTGTGAATCTTTTTGATCCCTAAGATAGTTACCTCTTACCCAGCACTCTATTACTGGTATATTCGCATTAAGATACATTAATTAGCAAGGGGATTAGATGAACTAATTCTTATTTCCTCTATTTGTACTTTTAATAATTCTATTTCTTTTTCAAGTATTTTAGTAGCAGTACTATCATGTGTATGATCAAAGTCATGTTCATGTGATGTATCTGCATTTTCTAACTTAGAAACTTTTTCTTCTAGTACAGCTATTGCACTTTCAATATTTGATGTATCAACTGTTGAATGTTCCTGTGATTCTAATGCATCTAACTTTGTAACAATCTCACCATACTTTACAAACCCGCCACCTATTGCTGCAATGACTCCAAGTAGTGCAGCTACACCTGCTAATTGTCCTTTAATTTTATCCATTTTTTAATTGCTCCAGTTCTATTAGTATTTGTTTTTTCTTTATATTTATTTTATTTAATTTTTCTCTTACTAAAGTTATAGGATCTGTTGATGTATAACTAGCTAAAGTTGTCTTAGTATATAGCTGTCTTAAATCCTGTATCTGTAATTGATCTAAATAAATATCTTCACTTTTATAGAAGGGTACATTATAAATATCAAGAGATGCTTGATCACTTGCCATAGCATCTAACTTAATAATATTTTTAATTTGTAAATTCTTTGATATATCTTTTATATCTTTATCAACTTTGTCCATAATTTTTACTAGGTTGGCTTTGATTGTTTCTTTCGATTGTATACTTTTTTGCTTTGTATTATTTGCATTCTTAACCTTGGCAGTCTTAGTAGTTTTGCTAGTAGGTTTCTCTTCTTTAACTTCTTCTTTTTCATTAGATTCTGTTACTGTTTCTTTTGGCTCTTCTTCTACTACCTCTTCTTCTACTATCTCTTCTTCTATAGCTTCTTCCTCAATAGCTTCTTCTTTCTCTGATGGAGGTGGTAAAAAACTAGTTATAATTTCTTCTGTTTCCTCTATCATTTCTTCTTTCTCAGATGGAGGTGGTAGTAAAGTTAATATAGTTTTTTGTTCTACTACTTCTTCTTCCATTTCCATAACCATTTCTTCTTCTATTTCCATAGACATTTCTTTTTCCATTGGCATCTCTTCTAATACCATTACCATAGGTTCAAAGTATATCTCTTCTTCCATAGGAGGTTCACTAAATGATGGTATAAACTCTTCAAATAATTCTTCTAATTTTACAAATTCTATGTATTCAAACACTTCTTCTATATTTTCAAATACATCTCCAATCTCTTCTACAATTTCATTATCTAATACAGAATTATCA